AACCTGTCGGATGATTGAAAGTGAGCGGTCATCGTTATTTTTAGGCGCAGATGGAGCTGATTGGTTATAGCCTCCACCACCACCAAAAGCATTGGCTCGTTGGATTTTAACAGTACCCTTTTCGTTCTTGGTGTACTCCACGTCTTCGCCTACGGCATAGGGTGGGGTTTGTGATTTGGCAAAGGCAGTACCGAAGTCTCCGTTGTCAAAGCGAACTTCAAGCTTGAATAAATCTTGCCATTGGCCTGTTGGGGTGATTGAAATAATTTTTGACATAATAGATTGGTTTTAGATAAATAGAATTGATTGCTGCTGCAAAACCTCAATACGAGCTTCAAGCTCTTGTATCTTGTTTTGAAGTGCTTGGATTTGTGATTGTTGCACTTGCACCATTTCGGTGTAAACGTCTGAAGAAAAAGATAAAGTCATAACTGATTGGTTTTAAGTTATGCAAATATACAACTTATTCTAATACCAACAAACCTGTGAAGGTTATTTCTGCCGTGTCTTTTGAAATTGTTGTATCGTGTACCAACTTTAAGGAATGCACATATTTGCGGCTATCATCCTTCACACCACCCCAAGTCTTAAATGTGTCAAGGGCAAACTTCACCGCCATAATGGCATTGTCAATATCGTATCGGTAGTTGACCTTGCAATAGATGTGTACGTCTTTTATCTCTTGCAGGTCATATTTCTCAAGCTGCGACATCACCTCTTTGGATACCAACTCCTTTGCCTTCACACGGGCAGTCCAATGCTTTGATGCATAGAAGGCGTTGAGGCTTGGAACCTTGCCTACGACAATCTTGTATGTCAATTATCGGGGATCAGATAGCCGCATTGGATGGCGAAGTGCAGGTCTATCTTGGCAATCTCACCGAGTAGCTCTTGTTCTTTGTACTTCGCCTGTTGGCGAGCTTGGTATGTGGCTTCGCAGTTAGACATCAGCGTAGCACACTCCTCAAGGATGAAGTCAATCTTCCTGCGTTTGGCAGGGTTAGTATAGTACTGCATATCGGCCTGTTGTTGTTTGGCTTCCTTCGCTTGTTGCGCTAATGGTTTGCTGCTCATCTTGGCGTTCAAGTTCAAATTGTAGGTGAGCGATGGCTTTTCTGATGTCATCGCAGATAGGATTATGCGGTTTCTTGCCTGCTCGCATTATGTAAGTGAGGGCAGTTCCAAGATTGTAATTGTCAGGTTGGAAGTCCATCACCACATCCTTCGCCTCTATCTTCAACGTCTTGCCGATGTAGTACTTTGGTGTCATTAGCCAAAGGTACATCATCCCAATAAATGTAGATGTGGTCATTCATTATTTAGAATCATTACATATTAGCATAAGAACTTGCGTATGTCAATTTTATTTTGTTTTTTATCAAAGTTGAATAGTTAACTTACTTAACTTAACTACTTAATCAACTATTAACTTGACTTTAGTTAGTAGTTAGTCAACTCTTAACTTTACCAAACAACTTAAAGAAAAAGAAACTTAATAAAGAAAAAGAAAGAAGTTGCGTTCTAACGCATCCAAATACCTCAAGGTATAGAACTATACCCTTTCGCATATAAAGTCGCTTAAAACGCCCCTAATGCATCTTAAAGCGTATAATTACTCGGTGAGTTTATCTACCCAACGCTTCACGATGTAGCCACCCACCAAAACAAGGGCGAGCATCGTAAGCCCTCCCTCAAGAGTCCATCCCCTTTGCTTTCGCTCCTTCGTTAGAATCTTGGTTTGTGTGACTCGGATCGTGTCGGGCAAGCAGGTAGCCTCAACCAATACCTTTCGGTCTATGTACTGAAGCTGAAGCCTTACCTTGTCTTGGTAGATGGTCGTGTCCTTGTAGAGTTCCAACGTGTCGGTTAGGTACTTTGTCTGCGTGACAATGACCGTGTCCCTTACAACTACACTCTGTAGGATGGGTTTCACAGTAGCGCAACTGCTAAGAGCCGCAAGAGTCGCAGTCAGCAGGATTATCCACATTGCAAGTCGGTTGGGGTTTAGTTTCAAGGGAGTCAAGCCATTCATCAAAAGAGGAGGTATTTAGTTTTGCCATTGTGCTTTACTGCTTTTAGGATTTGTTTTCGGTTCTTGCTACTTGAGTAACTAACGTGAACCCACGATGGCGCAGTATCAGAGCCAAATTCCCAAATGAGTTGGTCAAAGTCTAAATTGTCTTTAATCCAATGAAACAACACCTCGTTGCCACCATCAAACTTTAGGTCGGCTGCTTGCGCTTGTACGTGCTGCGAGGTCTTCGCGCCCCCTACTTTGCTATTCACCGCAGGGCTGCGGTATGCACTCGTTACTTTCACCGCACCTAATGCGTCTCTCGTGGGTTGTAAGACGTTTTCTGCAAGCGCACGGAGGTTGGGTTCCAAGTGCTTGGGTAAAGCGTTAGGAAGCCCTGTTTTTGTAGCAGTCAGTTCTGCGAGGGTGAAGTTCTTTGTCACGTTTTTAATATCAAAAGTTGTCGGTTTTACACATTATGCTCATTTGACTTTACACTTTGCACTTTTTGCATAGTGCTTAATGTGCCTTTAATTGCACAATTTGTAGTCATAATGTACAATAAAACGTACATTAACAGGTAAAGTGCGCCTTAATGCACATTTTAACGCCCTTGACTCTTGTAGGGCTTGGAGTAGTTCTTACTCGCTTTGTTGGCAGATGCACTCTTGGAGTGCTTGCCTCGCTTCTTGCTCTTACTGATCCGTTGGCTTACCGCCTGTTGCTTTGCCATCTTTAGGGTCTTTCAAAAACATAAGGGCAAACGCACCCATCATAAACGCACTCACCTCCGTGAGCGTGGCCTTCTCGTAAAACACAAGCACAAAACAAAGGCCGATGATTATCAGCCCAAGTAGAGTAGTCTTCGGGTTACCGAAGATGCGCTCAATTAGCACCTTTGTCCTTCTTGTAGTCCCTTCGCCACTTCCAAAGAGTGTACGCAAGTGAGGTTACAAGTACGGCTAAACCCAACATTTGATGGGCATAGCTTACGAGAAGTCCTGCTCCCGTTAAAGACCAAGACGTGATTACGCTATCAGCCGACTCCTTTGTCATCTTTGTTTAGGGTGTTCTCGTATGCAGATACCAAGACACGAACCTCATCTAATTGCATTAGTAGATTCGCCTCTTGCTGCTTTAATGCATCAAGCCGTTGTTGTAGGTGTTCCATCAGTAGGGTAATTCCCTGCTAATTTACGCTTCTTCGCCTTCTGCTACAACTTCTGCAACAGGTGCAGGAATCATTGCCCAAGCATCGTTGGCAAGGGTGCGGTAGTAGCCATCAACTCCCAATACCTCATCGGCAGCAGGGTCGTTAACTGCAAGCACCACGCGCCAATAAGATGAAGCGATTACGGCTCCGTCTTTTACAACGTCTGTGGTTTTGCGGACTTCAATAGTTCCGTCTAATTTGACGTTGAATTCGCTGATGTAGATTACTTCTTCAATCATTTTGTTTAGTTTTATTTATTATACGAAGTAGGTGAGTGATATAACCCAAGAGCTATCATTTGCAAAGTCAGCATTAGTGAGTGCAGTTCCTACGCCTGCTTCAGTCACTTCACGAAGTTCAGCAGTTGTCGTTCCGCCAACACCATATCCGCTATATTGATTGGCAAATGTTACCTTGTCTAAATGAACACTCAAACTTGGATAAGCGGTTAATGTATTTGCAATAGTAAAGGGAAGTCCCGTGATAGCAGCAGCACCTGTTGATGAACCTTTGCTCGTTAAATTTGCATAACCCGTTACGGTTACCTGCCGACCAATTTTGGTATAAGTGCCCGTGTTATTTGCAAACGTAACACCCGTAGACGCACCACCAAACGATACACCCATAGTCCAAGTGCCTTCTTCGTAGTCATCAAGGGCGTTGGCTTGTGCCGTATCTCCGTTAAAGGTTAGGCCGCCATCAGGGAGGACTCTCATACGTTCGGTGAGGGATGTGTCAACCGCTGCGGCTTTTGTAGCAAATATGATTGACCCCGCTGAGCCTGTACCATTATTTGCAGTAATGTTTCCTGAGATGGCTCCCCATCTACCTATGTTTGTGTCCCCTGTTCCAAACACCACCTCGCCACCATTGCCTGCCGTTGTTGAGTCAGAGAGCAGTAATAAGCGGTTATTTTTATTGCCTATCGTTGTTGCAGTAGTCGTGGTTGCGGTTAGTGTGATTGTTGGGCTTGCGGCAGAAACGGCAAGGATGCTTGCAGGCGCACTCGTGCCGATGCCTACGTTGCCTGCTTCTGTGATACGCATACGCTCATTGTTCACGTTTTGCGTAGTCGTGGTGTTGAAGGCAAGGAAACCACCGAAAGCCGAACCTCCCGCATCAAAACCGCCAACAATTCGCCCACGAGTATTATTGCCTACGCCACCCGCTGATGTGATAGCAATTTCACCCGTATTAGCAGCATTTGTAGATACAAATCTTGATACTGTAACATCCGTTGATTGTACCTCTAACTTTATGCTTGGCGTATTCAAACCAATACCTACCGCAGCAGTTGACAAAGCAAGAGCCGAATCATTGCCCAATCCATCAGATAGGTATTTAGCCGTACCGCTTAATGGCCCGTTGTCCGTAACCTTAATAAGGCTATCGTATGTGTCCTGTGGGGTTGTCCCCGTTAATGTTGTTCCCATTTCTAATTATTCCAAGTTGTTGACCAAGTATTCCAAATTTCTTCTATCAACTGCCAAGCACCTTGCTCGTTGTTGCCGTAAAGGTTAGTAGTAGGATGACCATAAGACAATGGCTGAACCATACCCCAAGAGATACTATTCGTTGCTGCTGCTTGACCCCAATAGATGTCATTGTTTGCTGCTCCTTGTCCCCAATCGCCTTGAACTCCCATTGTCTAAATAACTCTTTAACTTCACAATGTTGCTACGCTTCGGAGTGTAGGTCTGTTTCTTACCACTCATAACACCCAAGAGCTGAAGTTAGAGTCAGTATCAGGGTAAACGTCAGCGTTGTTGTTGGCGTTGTATTCGGGGAATGAGGCTTGGTTGTAGCTCATATATGTGATGAACCTGTCGGTATAATACTGCGCCAAGTCCCGTGCCTTGCCCACCAAATAGTCAACCTCAATCTTCTCTGCCGTTGTGCTATTCTCGGAATTGTGCTTGAACACCCCACCATTGCCGATGGTATAAGCAGCAAAAGGCAAGTACTCCACCATCGCGTAGTGAATCAACATCGGCTGCAAGTAGTCATTCACCAACGCCAAGTAAGGATTGGTAAGAGTATTGGCGATGATGTCGTTGCTGATTTTATCATACAACTTCGTGCCTGTATAGTTTTGCAGGTGTATCTCCTGTGCTATCTTAATAAACTGAATAAACTTGTCCGTGTCCACGTTACCGCCTATTGCGGTGTTGCGAACCAAGTCCTCTCGTTTAATCCATAATGCCGTTGCCATATCTTAATTTTTATATCCTTTTGTTGGTGTTTCAATAGGGGCGATTGCAACGAGGGGGTCATTCTGCATAGGTCGGAATCCCATACGAATGGCTTGGTTTACGTTGATAATATCCGTGCCGTTCAAAGAGCCACCTCCGTAGATGTTGCCCTCTTTAGTTAGCTTCTTGCGGTAGATTCTACGCTCCCAACGATGGTAGCAGTTGGCTCCTCCTTTGAATAACCATACGCTATATGGCTCACCTTGTGCTTCTGCTCCTCCTTTTGAACTTAATGCTTCCACATCCTCCATGCGGTAGACTCTTTTGGCAGATAGTAACGTGCGGCATAGCAAACGGCTTTCGCCTTCGGATTGTTTGCGTGTGCCTTTGGCGTAGAAGTAACGAACCTTGTATCGCTCGGTGTCTTGCTCGCTTGCCTCTTGCGCTGCAAGGTCGGTGCGTGAATTGAGATATGCCTCTACATCGTATTCTGCTGCTTCATCTTCAACAAGCTCGGCCGTGATTAGGTCAAAGTCCTTCATCAGCTCCTCCTCGCTTTCGCCAAGACTCTCAATGTTCAGTAGCAACTCTGCCGCAAGCTCATCACGCAGGAAGGGGCGGTCATCTTTCTTTGCAAATTTGACCTTCTTCTGTGCCTTCATCTGTGAGATGATAGCAGAGGAGTTGCCTGCAAAGAGAGCCTTTGCCACATCGGGGTCAAACTGAAGCATCTGCACCAAGAACGTGATGGCTTGGTCTACCGTTAGAACGCCATCCTTTACGCTCTGCATAATCTGCAAAGAGCTTGCAATCTGCGCTCCGTTGTAGGATGCATCCTTCTTGATTAAATCCTCGTTGGCTTCGCTCACTTGTACAGTTTCAATATCTTCTGTTTTAACGCCTGTTGCTTCTTCTACAACCTCTGCATCTTCTATCTCTGTTTCGGTGAACTCCAAAGGTTGGAGTGTCTTAAAGTATAGGTTTAGGCTGATGTCGTTGTAGGCCAAGATTTGGTCTATGCCGTCAATAATAATCTCCTGCTTGGGGCGAATGACAAGGTTATCCAAAAGCGTAGAAGCGGTCTTCAGCTCATCAGCGTTATTGCCTAATCCCGAATTGTCCTTGATGCCCAATAGCATAGGGCTGACAATACGATGCGAAACCATTATCTTCTGCGTTGCCTCTGAACTCAAGAATTGGTACTGCTCCGCAGCATCCGATAACTGCACAGGGTCAACCGTTGCAGCGAGGTCTTTGTTGTCGTTAAAAGCAAGGATGAACTTGCCCGAGTTTGAACTACCGCTAAACTTCGTGGCTATCTGTTGCTCAATGCTCCTGCGCTCCTCCTCACTTGGGACTCCGTTGTTGAAGTTAATCAACATGGAAGGAGCAAGACCGTTCTGAATGTTGTTGATGTGGTAGTTGGCAATCTCCTCCTCAAGTTCTGCGTATGGCAGGCCGCCTTGATAGTCAACGGGTGAGTAGTAATAGAATCCTGCTCGGTAGGGCTTGATGTATAGAATCTCCAATCCCTCTTTGCTTGTGCCAAATGCAGGGATACGCTCCGCAGTTTCTTTTCTGCTGCTCACCGCATTCCAATCCTTTGCGTAGTAGTAAGCCTCAACCTCACCGTCTTCGTTGCACCTTGCGGCTCTCAACGTCTCTACGGGGATGTGCTGCACCTCTACTATCATATTGTGGTCTTGGGAGTACACCACCTGAAAAGAGCATTGCCCCATCATAACGTAATCCGCTACCACCTTCTGCAAGCATGCTTTCGTGAACAGGCCACGCATCGCTGCGTACTCGCTCGGCTTCTTGGCAGAGTCCGTTGCATCCAAGCCCTTACCGAAGGTCATATCCATCAAAGAGTTGAGGATAGCGTTGTTGGTTGGTGAGCCGTTGTACCTGTCAATCAGATAGCCGAAGTAGTCGTTGTTGTCTCCGTATTCAACGTAGTCCTTACCCTGCACCTCTTTAACGACAGGTGTGGTATAGGAACTGAAGTTCACAACGTGGACTTTAGATGATGATGTACTCATTGTCATAGCTTGTTTCTTCGGTGTAGACGTTTTGGTTCACCGTAAATTTCTCGTAGTCTGTTTGCGAAGTTACGAATACCCTATCCCGATATATTAGATTTCCCGATGCGAATACCTTCAAGCCATAGAATCTATTGTTGACAAGGCTAAACGTGCCTGTAAGGGTCATAAAACCATTAGCAGAGGCAGCCGTAACCGCAGGTGTTGCGGTGGTGTTTGTTGATTCATCAATCAGCGCAATCGTAACGCTCGCAGGGAATGTGCGTGGTATGATTACTATTGCTTGTGGCGAGGCTGATACTTGAAGGATATGCATCTTAAATAAATAACCTTTTACTTTGGATTTGTTTGAAAATAGAAAAGGGGCTTACGCCCCTTCAACTATTCTGCCTTGCGGTAGGTTACGAGTTAGAACCCACTACAATCGTTTCAACTGCACCTGCAAGTCCTGCGAATGGATTGGCAACGGTAGCACCTGCGATGAAGTTGGCAGGAAGTTGCTCCTGTCCCTCCATTGTCAAGGTATAGCCCGATAGGTCACCCATTGCGGCACCCGTTACAATCGTTCCTCCTGTTACTTCGGCTCCGTAGTTCAGACCCATCATAAAGGCGTTGCCGTTGTAGTCTTGCACCACAACGTAAGGCCGACCATAAGCAAGCAACTTCAATTCTTTGTTGTCCTCCTTTGTCAGTTTGGTCAACGTCAAATTCAAAGTTTGCGTGAAGAAGGTAGTACCATTCTCACGGCTTGAGTTAAAGGTCTGCTCAAAAGATGAGTTGCCTTTTACAAGATATTGATAAGCAGAGAAAGTACCACTGATGTTGGTAATCTCATCGTTGGTGAGGGTTACCGTACCCAAGTCACCGAAGTCTACAAAGTACACGGCATAAATGCCACCTACTACGTCTTTACAGGGTACCGCCCTGCCTTTTGTTAAATCACAAGCCATTGTTTCTTTGTTTTATTAGAATTAAAAAAGAGGGCGAGGACATAGCCCAAGCCCCCTCTTGATTTACATTAACTCGGATTAAGAGTAAAGGACTACGTCAGCTCCGATGCCGTACTGAACTCCTGCGAAGAAGCGAAGGATTACGCGGATGTTGTCTGAACCGTCAAGGTCAGCCATATCAAGTACACGAACTTCGTTGCGCTCGTTCAAAAGACCTGTTCCGAAGAATAGGTTTGAAGCTTGAGCAGCAACCATCTTGTTTGAAGGTAAGCCGTTACACATAACAACCTTGATGCCGTCAAAGAACAAATCTCCTTGACCATACCACATTGTGCCTTTGTTGTCAACACCGTTAGCACCAAGACCTGAAGTTCCGAATCCACCAAGAGCGCGGACATAAGCCTTCGCTACGTTTTGTGGCACGAAGATTTGTAGGTCTTCTTTTCCGTAAAGGGCAGAAGGGATAGCATCAGCAACTTTACCAAGCTCGGTGATTACGTTAGCAGCAGTCACAGTGGTGGCGGTTACGTCAATAACGTCTGAGTCAGCAGTCATCAAAGAAAGGAATCCGCTAAACTCACCTGCACTTGCAGCAGTTCCGTTCCAAATGTTCTGCTCAATCTTTTGGGCAGTCTTTGCAGCAACGTGGGCGATTAGGAAGTCAGCAAAAGAAGCAGGGATGCTATCGTAGGCAGAGAAGCCCATCTGACCACCAATCCAAGAATCGTAGTAGTCCTTCTTGCAAAGCTGCAAGTTCACTTGGAATGGCTCAACCTCAAGGATGCGGTCGGTCAAAGTCAAGGTAGAAGTTGCATCAAAATCACAAGTGGCATCTTTTACGATGTCGTTTGTGTTAACCTTCTGAAGGGTGGTTTTGAAGTTTACGTTTGGAAGAATCTCAATGAGACCTTTGTCCAAAGTATTAGCAGAAAGAAGTGCAGCAGAGATATACTTGCTTGCAAATACTCCTGCATAGTTAGTGGTGATTGAAGTAGTTGTTGCCATTGTTTATTTGTTATTTATTCATTCGTGCAAGGACTCGGTCAATCGTCTTTTGGGGGCGGTTTGAACTCATCTTTTGGACTTGCTTTGTTTCGGGGTTGTGTTTGATGGGCTTCGCAGCAGGTGCGGCAGATAGTTCAGCCTTGATAGCTGACATCTCCTCCTTCTTGGCGTAGCCGCCCATCTCCTCACGCATTCCTTTCATCTCCTCACGCATCATTGCAATCTCCTCAAGAACTTTCTCAATGATTGCAACAACCGCAGGAGCTTCTTCTACTTCCTCTGCAAGTTCGGTAGGTGCTGCGGCCTCAACCTCAACTTCTACTTCCTCTGCTTCGGCAGCAGCTTCTTTGATTTCAGCGATTACGCCTTCTTCGGTGATAACGAGTACACGACCATCTTCAAGGAGGTGTTCGCCAACAGGAGCAGCAACTCGGTCATCGCCACTAATGACAAAGACTTCGTTACCTGCTTCAAATGATTCTGCCTCAAGAACGGCTCCGTTCTCAAGTGTCATTTGCTCAAACTTAACCTCGCGGATGGAGGACAGTTCGGCAAGGATGCGGTTTAGGATATTGTTTGCTTTCATATCTAACTAATTAAAGGGGTTTTGATTATTTGTAACATTTTTATAGGTCTTGCCATAGAGTATTTGTGGACTCCCATCGTGTGTTGATGGTCTGCCATTCCTCGCCTCGTATCTTCACGCTTATGCCTTGACCCACTAAAGAGCCTATCCCTTGCGCTTGGATAGTGCCATCGCAGCAGTTGGACTTGTAGGTATTGTCTTTGCACAAGCATCCACGCCTGCCACCTCTCGGTGACGCTACGGGGAGTTTCATTGGTCTATACATTGCCAAGTTCTTTTAGTTTGGATTCTGCCCAACGCTTACCTGCAAGACCGCCCCATAACAGGAATGATATTGTACCGCAGGCTTGCGTGTCGTTCTCATCGTAGTATTCTTCGGCTCTTGATAGGTACGAGTACATCCGTGTGATGGTCTCAACAGATACGGGCTTGCCCTGTGCGAGTTGCTGCGCCCTTACCTTACCAACAGGAGTAGCGCACTTGTTGCCGTTCTTCTCGTTTAGTTCAATGCCACGCTTGGCGTTGTTCTTTACCGCATCAGGGTAGTCAGAATACGAGGCCATCTCGGTGCGTGTTCCCGACTTCTTACGACCATCCCTTTTTATGATAGCGACAATCTGTGCAAGCATCAACGCTGCTTCCTGCTCCTCTATCTGTGCCATCTCTTGCTTGGCAAGGTTTAGCTTGTCCACGAAGTACCCCTCAATAGAGAAGCCTTTGACCTTTCCCGTCTTGACAAAGTTTGTCCAAATCTCAGGGTTGTTGACTTTCATAGATACCATCCAAGTGCCTACGGGCAAATCAAAACCGTACTTCTTGCTCTTGTCATGTACGTCATCTTCAATAATCCAAGACTCCACAACCGTGAGGCCGTTGATGCCTACCTCGTGTTCAAGCGTAGCGTTGTTCTGCTTGGACTTCTGAAAGAACATCTCGCTTGCTTTGCGGATGGTGGCTTCGCTGAAGTAAACATAGAACTCCTCCTCGCCTTCTGCTCGGTAGATGGGCTTGTTGGGTACGAGTGCTGCTCCCATAAGGATGCGCTTCTCATCGCTCTGCGTAGCGAACTCAACCCTTTGTGAGTTCAGCGCAATGAAGTCCTCCTCAATAGCAGGATATTCTACAAGGGAGATTGCATCAATGCCCGTGAGCAGCATGGTTTCATCAAGTATTAGTTCAATTAGTTTCATCATCCGAATGTTGCGGTTCTTACTCTTTGGCGTTGTAGTTGTTGCGAGGTCGTTACGTCACCACCCACAACGTATGCACGGATGGGTTGGCTGAACTGACCTCCTATGCTCTGTGCAAGTTGGTTCACACCACCCTGTCCTACGATGTTAAACTGCGGTGGTTGTGATGGCGCAGTAGGGGTAGATGTAGGTGTTGATGGCGTTGAGCCGCCTCCCGTAGGCTGCGCTCGGTTAATGTCACGAATTGATGCAACGGTTGTTGCTGCAAGTGCTGCCAACTGAATACCACGATTGATAGAGCCAAATGGTTCGGGTAGGGAGGTGCTATTCTTGAAGATTCCGACTGCTGCTTGCGCTGCATCTATAAGCACATTTGCTGATGCTACGGCTTTGCTATTCTTGAATAACGCACCAAGCGCACCCTGTACCGCATCAATGGATTGATTAACCATTGCGGCCTTTGCATCTTGTGCCGCCTTCTCCAATGCCGTTTGAGCATCGGTTGTCTTTTTTGTGATAGCAACAATCTCTGCTGACTGCTTCTCCTCAAGAGCAATCCTCTGCTCTGCCGACAATTCATCCAACTGAAGCAGGGCAAAGTACTTATCACGAACTGCGTTTATCTCACGTTGTTGGTCGGTGAGTAGCATCTCGTATGCCTTATCCAATGATGCGCTCTGCTGCAAATCAAAGTCTGATAATGCCTTCTCCTGCAATGCTGCAAAGGCTTCTTCGGCTTTTATCTTCTCATCGGCTGCTGCTTTCTCCTCTGCCCTTAATCCCTTTACTTCAGTACCAAGCCTGCGCTTGCGAGCGATGCTCGCCTGCTCTAACTCCAAAACACGAGCCTCTGCCTCTGCAATGGCTACCAACTGCTCCTCGTTTACCTCCGATATTCTTGACTGCGCTTTAAGAGCTGAAAGCCTCAACTTTTGGTTTGCTACTTCTTTTGCCGCCACTTCTTCTTCTAACGCTCCTGCTTTCTCTACCGCAGCGATACGTTCTTCTGTGCTTTTCGTTAGGTCATCAGCAATGAATCGTGCCTCCGCTATCTGCTTGTTGGCCTTTGCACGTTGTACGATTAGCGCACGTTCTGCATCTTCTACGTCATTTAATAATCCTGCGACTCTTGCTCCCTCTTTGGCTGCTGCTATTGCAGACTTGCCGAGTTCACCGATTGCATTGACTGCACCTGCAACCTTGTCGGTGACGTTCTCAACTCCAAGCGCAACCTTGCCTGCTGCATCGGCAGCGGTCTTCGCTGCTGCGGAGAACTCACCCTTTAACGCAAGACTGATTGCTTTACCCAAAGCAGGAAGCAGCTCAAGCAAACCTTCAACTCGGTTAAAAATGTTTTCTTTGAGGGCGTTGCCAAAGTCAATCAATGCTTGCTTCGGGTCGCTGAAGGTCTTAAATAATGCTTCTCCAAGTTTAACGAGTACATCCGTCAGTTTGCCAACGACTGCGCCAAGTGCGCCAAGAACAACCGCTAATGCATCACCACCACGTTCGGTGTTCTTAAAGTAAGTGACAAGCGATGTTACTGCGACAAGCAGCGCACCCAAGCCCGTTGCGATGATTGCACCCTTGAGCGTACCAAAGGACTTTACCGCCCCACCAATACCACTCTGTAAGCTCTTGAATGCTGAGACGGCTCCGCCTGTTCGCTTGTCAAGTGCCTCAAGGCCATCTTTGATGGCATCGTTGCTCTCTTTGGCTTTGGTCTGCGTCTTGTCAGCCTCTATCCCTACGGCTTTAAGCGCAGCAATAGCGGATGTGGCATCCCCTTTAATCTCAATTATTTCAACTGCCGCCATTGTAGCTTAATATATTCGTTCCATCCTTCGGGTAGTTTGTTCTTGCCTTTGGCAATTTCAACGCAGTCACCTGCGCCAAGCCACTCATCCGAGTTTAGTATTTCAATTAAATAACTTAAATATCCTGTCTTCATACTACGTTGAGAAGTTCAAATGATGCTTTGCCTGTGGTCATATTTAGGTTGACGTTGTTTATGATGTACTTGGTGTTGTTCCAAATGATTGCATTCTGAAGGTTCAGCGTGATAATCTTGCCGATGGGTAGCACGGCTTCTACTTTGTACAACCTGCGACTTTTGGCGTATAGGTCGGTAATGTAGTCGCTCCACTCGTTGTTATATAGGCTTTGGTTTACCGATTGCAGGTGGTATGGGTCTATGTCTGCGCCAAAAGTGATAGTGTGTGATGCTGCTGCGCTTGTATAGCGGTTTGAGGTATTGGCATACCACGCAATGGTGACCTCCTCGCTTGTGGTGTCATCAGAGTTTACAAACGCAACAGGGTTTGGAGTTAGGGTGTAGTCATCAAAGTACCCATAAAACAAAATAGGTGCGCCTAAATACGGGTTGAATGTGCCATCTTCGTTTGCTTCGCTTGTTATGCTTTTGTACACAAGTACGTTAGTCAATGCGCTCGTGTCTTGGTCTGTCAGCCTTTCAAACAAGGGGCATTCAAACGGCACTTCTACAATAAACTCATCGCCATCAAAATCAAAGGTCGTGTTCAAGTCCCCAAAGCCTACATTGTTTGTCTGTTGGTATTGGAATCCAAGTATCTGCTCTGTCTCTTGGTACTTAAATTCAATCTCCCTGTAAAGCGGTGGGCGGTTCACCACATACTCGGTGATGTCTAAATAGTCTTGGTAGTCTTTGTCGCTTCCTGCTGCGTACCAATCATCCAACGGCTGAAGTAAGAAGCTCGTAGACGTGGTTGGTATGATTACCATATTGTACATTTTCAGAATCCCTGCCAAGAAGTCCTTTACCTTTATTTGGGGCATTATGTCTTGCACCACCAACTGAAAGGAGTAGGTCGCTGATAAGGTTTGGTCTACCGAGAACTCGTCTGCCGTAGCAGGTCTATTCGCTGAATACTCTGTAACTTGATAAGTCATAGACAAAGGTTGCTGCGGCCTTATGTACAACTGCACCGTGCTGCCAATGCCGTCAGAGAAGTAGGGGATGCTATGACTAACTGAACTTGATGGGTGGGCTTGTGTAAATAAAGAGCCATAAAATACCCCGTTTGAAAATAAGCCAAGCTCGTAGTTCTCGCTGACATCCTCAATAACAACAGTAACTTCATAGAAGTTTGCGGTGGTGGCAACAGTCCAAGTATCGGTACTCAAATTAAAAGCAGTCCCCGAATTGATAGCATTGAAGTTTATGAGCTGCCATTCAATATCATTGCCTCCTGAAAATAGATACCCTTCAAACCTGTGCAGCCATAACGACAAATCAACAAACGGAGTAGCACTCAAGAACGCACCCGTAAACGTGATGCCGTACTTCTGCTCCATAGCATCAAGGATAGCAGTAACCTTTAGCGCAGGCTTTAACTCATAGTAGTGGATGCCGTGTTCTTCGTTAGCATTGTGAAAGGCAATGTTTGTGTCATCGTGGTTGGAGGAGTCAGAGTCATAAACCCAATTCTTTACAGGGCTGCAAAGCGGATAAAACAACGGAGCGTAGTTGTCAGTAGTAAGCCTATCAAATACCGCCTCATCCGTGTACTCGTGGTTTAGTTCTGCAAAGTCAAGGTCGTACAAATAGTCCTCGCCAAATAAATCAGTAAGCGTTACCACATCCCCATAGAACGTCAGCGTGTAAGCATACGGCTCTGTGCCTTTTAGTTGCACGTTCTCTACCTCTATCACCCCTGTGCGGAATGGCAACGAGTTTATTTCAATTCTTGCTTCCTGTCGTAGCCTTCCATCAAACGTATTGGCAGTACTTGTGGTTGTTGCACCTGCGTTCCAAACCGTGTTAAAGGTATTCCAAGTGATGCCTATGCTATTCCACACGGGTGAGCCACCGACCTCCGTAGTGATAACGGAGCTTGTGATATTAGCGTTGTAGTAGTGCTGAAGTATCTCGTTGTTGCGTGGGCTTGCAGGAATAGTAAACCCCTGCGTAAAGTCCGTAAACACCTTGCTGATGTCCTGCACGTTCTGCACCGAGAGGTTGATGCTTATCTCCTCATCATCAAAGATGTCAAGGCGGAAGCCATTGACGTAAATATCAACCTTGTTCATCGTACCAAACTGCGCTCATCAAATCCGAAGTCAAAGGACATGGTGTAATTGATAAGCTTTGTGTTCACGCTCTTTTGGTATTCTATGGTTCCACGATTCGGAACTGCACTTACCCAATTACTATTGGTATATACCGCAACATACTCGCTCATCAGAATGTCCTCAATCGTTTCATCGTAGTCTTGGTCAACAAAGCCCGTGTTTAGAGTTAGGGTGTTGCGAGAGTTGACGTTATAGGATTGGTACTTGCCTACCTCCAATGAAGGGGTGGTAAAGCCATCATTGTAAATGCTCTTTTGGTAGGAGTCCTGCGTGAAGTTACCACGCTCATCGCTGCGCTTAAAGAACGTGATGAAGTCAGCAACTCCAAAGCGGTTAATGAACGCTACCTGCACAGGGTCGTACTTGGGTTCGCAGATTACATAGTAGCGAACTCGCCCTATCTCGTTTGGAGAGTCCTCGTTATCCAAGAGAATTACATCGTAGTAACTGCCTACGCCACCATTGCTCTGTGCGCTTGGCTTTACTTCCGAAGGTAGGTTACCATTGTTCTCAAGGTTAGCAGCACCTACGCCTGCATAGATTACAAGGTCTTGCGAGTTGTTGCTTGATGGGTTGGGTGGCACGGTTCCGCCACCCCCTGTGTTTGTCAGTAACGCGGTGGCTCCACCTTTCCAAGTAATGCGGATTGCGCCCAATTCATTGGCTACGCTATTATTTAACGCAAGGGACTCGTAGTTGCCGACAAGCACCTGCCTATCTCTGCTCGTTGCAAGCACCAACTGCGATACCGCAACAGGGGCTATGTTATCACGGGTAGCCCATCCATCAGTTGTGATAAAGGCTTGAGCGTTGGAGTTTGACCACACCGCAGTTTCGGGGGCAGTTCCATTGTTAGAGTATGTCCAATCACCAAGAGGCGCAACCCACAATACCTCCGCAGGAGGACTCTGCGTGAAGCCTATGTCGTTCCATACGCTAAAGTCGTGGTAGAACTCCGAGCGTACAAGGTCGCTGATTTCGTAGTTGATTACCTCGTTGATAGAGTACGTCTTATTTAGAGTGTAGTTTGCCGTTCCCGCAGGTAAGCTCTTTGCTCCGTAGTAAATCTTTAGCTGCAATGACATCGCATCAAGCGAATCGTTTGTCAAAGCGTTATTCTTGCCCGTGATAAACAAAGGGCTACGAGCCATTGATAAGCTTGCAGGGCGTGATAAAGTAGGTGTACTCATCGTGTGGTAAATGATTTGAAGTCTTCTTCTGTTAATTGAAATGCCTCTACCAATTCAGCAGGCAGCTTCTTAAACGCCAAGCCAAAGGGAGTGCTAAAGAATTTGGTAGCGGGGATACCCTTGTTGTAGATGCTACGGGCTAATGCGAACTGAAGGCTCTGCCTCTTTACAAATTGCCCCTTCTTATTTCGTACGCCATCCAATCCCTTCTTGATAGCCCATTGGCTAAACGCCTTTGCAGGGGGCATCTTGTTGGTGTATTTGTAAGGAGACCCCTGTGCGCTTGCATAGGTGCTTTTTGCGCCCCTTACTCCCTTATCTTGATACTCGCCATAGTCATCCATTGAGAACGTCAAGGAGAACGAATTTTCCCCTGTTTGCAAATCGTAGCTTAAGGAGTTGTATAGATTCTTGCTCGCATTGCGTTTGCCTTTGGTAAGGTTGGACTTAGCCTGCTGAATAACATACCCCGCAAACTTAGCAAGCACCGCTTGTATCAAGTCCTTCCGTGCCATTTTAGCAGATGCTTATCTCGGTGTTTGCAAGCAGCACATCAAAGGTTGCAGTCCACCCTGCAAGCAGGTTCTCAAACCTCTCGCTGAAGGGAACGCAAGAAGCAGTACCATCCAACTGATAAAGGTCGGTATACAACGTACCCCTGCGCAGTTCCGTCACCACATCGTTGATTACTGCGAGTTGGGTGTTCAGTATGTTTTGCTCGTTGCTCGTGCCGTAGAACGGCTCTGCCTGCAAGCGAGGATTCTCTTTGGTCTCATCTACCAAGTCCATACAAACAATGCTTACATTCATCCGTACTATTTGTCCTTCAAATGTTGCTTGATTGATGATGATATGCGACAAGGGGAAGATGGTCTGCTTGTTTAGGTCTATGTCAAAAATATCTCCTGTCGTTACCACGTTGACTTGGCTATTGGCCTCAAGGGTATCTTTTAGCTTGGTGGTGATGTCGTAGAACTGTCTCATTTTATTGACTTTTTTATTAGGTCGTTTTCAACCTCTTGCTTTTCTTTTTCAAAGGTGAGGAAGTGTAGGCACTCGTGGAGTTGAAGTTGTGTAATTGACTCAAACTGCCTAATGTCTCCCTTAGCGAGTTGATAGATTGTTGAATACCATCCCCATCGTTTAGAGAACTGCCCTTGCTTGGAGTATTCGTTTGATTCTTCGCCTCCAAAGAGGTCAGCATAGCTTGCAGTAACTCGTTCCCTAAATGCCAAAAAAAAAGCGTTGCGCCCATAGCAACACTCATCGGGGCTTGCTTCATCTGCTCCGAGTACTTGCCTGCGCCCTCGTATGGCTCTATCAGATACCGATGCTTGACCTCGCTTGTGATAGGGCGATACAAAACTGCCATCGCTTTGTGCAGGTCTTGCACGTCTTGTAGGTAGCCGTCAAGGTCAACGAACTCACCATAGGTGATATTGTCAAGCTCGGGGATGAACCCGTACTTCACATCGCCCATCGTGAAGGTTGGCGTGAGGCTTGGCTTCTCGTTTATCATAGCACTTATGTGCTTGCTGATATGGCTCACATCTTTGATGCGTACGTTCGGAAGATTGGCAAGAGGCACTCCGCAGAATATCTCAAGCATCTTGTGGGTCAAGAACTCCTCATCGCCCTCAAGCCTCGCAAAGCGTTGGTATTGGTCAAGCGTTATCTCTGATAGGGCGGTGGGTACAATTACCTTCAGTTCCATTATTAAAATAACCTTTTAGTTTTAGCGTATGGCATACCTTCCAAAGTTAGGGCGGCTCAACTTGTTATACGTTGCATAGCGCAGCGCATCTATGGCGTGGTTGAATGCGTCTATCGGTTTGTTGAGCAGGTTGCCGTTCTTATCTTCTACCCATTTGTAGTTCTGAAGTTCCTTGATTAGGTTGCTGCTTCGTGGGGTTACAAATAGCTTGTGCCGCTTCAGCACGTCAATACCCACTATGACGCTATCTGCGCCCTTCTGCGTGGGTTTCACGTTCCACCCCATACGATGCAGCTCCTCAATAGATTTGGGTTCAGCAGAGTCAGCATATATCTCCGTGCGTCTGTCAAGCCCAAGTGAGGCAAGTACGTTGCTGATGTCGGGGTTGGTCATCCCCGTGCGGTAGATAAGCTCATCCACATAAAGATTGTCCCCCGACTTATAAACTGCCACAAGTGCGGTTGGGTCGTTGGTGTACCCGAAGTCCATCCCGTGACATAGGAGCGTGGCATCCGTTGGTATCTCTGCCTGCCCGTATTGGAAGATGGTGGCTCTGCTCATCCCACGTTCTCCGAGTCCGTAGATTCTCCAATAGTCGTTGTCCGTATGTTGCAGCCTTTCTATCTCCTCAACAATAGAGGCATCCAAGAACGGGTTATCAAGGTAGGTGGATTGGATGTAGGTGACATCATCACGAGTCAGCAGCTTATCGTAAATCCAATGGAACGCATCAGAGGGGTTGTAGTCAACCCATATCTTGCCTGTGGTACGAATCAACAACTGAAAGAAATCCTCCCAAGTAAGCTCGTTGGCCTCGTTGCAGAATAGGTAGTCACGTCTTGCTCCTCGTTTCTTCTGCGGTTGGTCAAGGCTGATGAACTCAAAGAGGTTACCATTCAGCTCGTAGGTGTAGTCGCTCTTGTTATGCCGTGCCTCATCGTAGAGACCATTGGCATTTAGAATCTCAAAGAAGTCACGATAGGCCGTCATCTTCAGAGAGGGCAGAGACTTGCGCACGATAGAATACACCTTGCCTCTATCCTCCATCGCCATCACGATGAGCATCTGCAAAAGCGAGTAGGTCTTACCGCTTCGGCTGCCGCCTTGATTGACTACTATCCGAGTTGGTGCGGTGTAGTTCTTCTCAAAGAGTTCGCTACTCTTTAGGTTTAGCTCGGACAATCTCTACCTTGATTTTCGTTAGCTCATCCGATACCTCGTGTGAGTTCTCCACCCTTGCGAGTTTGGGGGTCGTGTACTCTGCCATCTTGTTCAACAGGTCAAGTGCGCCCTTTGGGTCATCAGCAGCAACTTGGGTGAGCCATAGGGTCATATTCTCAAGGTTGGCTTCTATGAGGTTTTGGAATGCCTCTCTGATTTTGTTGGTGGTCTTGTTTGGTGTTCCGCTTGGCCTTCCTGTGTTGCCTGCGATGAACCTGCCTTTGTCATCTTTCATATCCGTTCAGTTCCGTTATTTTCGGTTGTATCTAAATAACCCTTTTTGATAGGTGGTGATTGTGAACTTCGTAAAGGTAGTCCTTCTTTAGTTTGGTTCCGAAGTCAGCCTCGTGGTGGCAAGGTCGGCATAGTGCCATCAGGTTTTCTATCGTATCAGCAATTTTGCTTCCACCCATTCCTCTTGATTCTATGTGGTGTATGTCTACGGCTTGGCCTTGACATACCTCGCAGGGAATGAAGTCAGTTGTGGTGTAGCCCATCCCTTTCAGATAGACCTTTGTGTGGTTCTTCACCTTTGGTAAATCCAACAGTCATCAATGAACGTAGCGTGTGGCAGCAGCTCATCAACGGCTTGGATTACACCCTTCCAATTCTCGTGGTAGTCATCTCCTGCGATGTAGCCTCCCTTCTTGACTTTGGGTAGCCATAGCTTGATATCCTCTTTTACTGCCTCATAGGTGTGGGTAAGGTCTATGAATACCACGTCAAGGGATTCGTTGGCAAACTTCTTTGATGCTACTTTGGATGTTGCTTTGATTGCCTTGTACTTGCGGTCTCCCATATTCTCCACAAAGAGATTGTAGATATTCTGTTCCGTTGCAAGTTTATGTGTGGTCGTGAGTTCGTTTGGCGAACCCTTCCAAGTGTCAACGATTGTGATTTGTTGGGATGTTGCTTTGTCGCATAGGTAGGCTGATGACTTACCGAGCCAAGCACCGAGTTCTACGAACGTGCCGTCTTCGGGCATATTGGCAAGGAGGTAGTCGTATGCTGCTTGGTGGTTGAACCACCCGTCTATTTGTTTGCTCGTTTTCATTTTAGTGCGTTGTAATAACAAAGGTACTGCTCTACGCAGATAAGTGTGCCGAGCCTTGCGGCTTGTGCTGCAAAGATGCCATCGGCCTCATACACATTTTCAAAGCGTAGGTTGGGCAGGTCATAGGGTTTGAACATATAACACGCAGTATCTATGTTGCCGACTTGTGGTTGGTCGGTAGGGCGTAGCCTACCTATTTGCCCCCACGTTACGATTGAGCAATCAAGTCCGTTTAGGTTGTTCCACTCCTCAAGGAACTTTGGGTGCAAGATATTGTCATCATCCAAATAGTAAACCCAATCCTCTTTGGTAAAGGAGTCAGCATACAATTCAAGGAACTCATTGCGTAGTGGGTTGCCCATATCTCCCGTGCGTGTAGAGTAGTGGGTTATGTTTGCGCCTGTTGCTCCCTTGAAGTCGCAATTTGCGTCTATCATCACCACCCACGTTGCATAGGCAGGGATGTGTTGTTTTAGCCTAACAAGGTTATGAGGGCGTGAGCAGGGCGTAACTATGTAAAGCATCGTAGTTCGTTTATCTTATCCATCGTAAAGTCCTGCACATACTCGTATAACGATTCCGTTAGGTCAGCCACTTGGTTGGGGTTTTCTTTTAGCCTCTTGATTGCTCCTGCCCATTCGCTTGGGTGCTTGATAGCAATGCAGTTATCCTTTGTGATGTAGGGTGAATAAGGTTGCGTGTTGCTCACTATCAATGCGCACTTGCTGAACCCTGCCTCAAGCATCTTTAGGTGCGACTTGCACTTGGCAAACTCGGAAGTGCTTAACGGCACAAGGCTAACGTCAAAGAACTCGTAGAGCTTGTGGTAGTGTGTTGGTGGCATCGTGGGCAGCTTGTAGCTTGCCCTCATAATATCGGGGTAGCCATCTACCTCTGCGACATAGCCTTGATAGCCCTCAAGGTTGATTGTGGATTCCTTTACGTCTAATGCGTGGTGGTTGCCCCCTATATACCCGAAGCGCACTTCTTCGCTTGGCTCTCTCTCTACCTGCCACGTTGCTACGCTGATTGCATTGGGGATGATTCGGATGTTGGTATTGTACTTCTTGACCTTTGAGGCAAGGTGCTTGTTTGTCACCCATACCTCATCTGCTGCTTTCATAGAGCGCACGATGCGAGTTCTCATCTGTTCAACGTACAAGCCTTGCAAGGGGTGCGTAGGAGGCAGCACCCACCAATCATCGTTATCAACGATTAACTTGATGCCTTCCTTACGGCAGAGCTTTACGAAGTCATCAAACGGCTCAACAGGGAATGCACGGCTTGCAAAGATGTGAGTGACTTTAGGCCACATTTCGGGGTCTATGTCGGTAATCTTCTCAATGAAAAAGACATCGGCATCCTTGTGGCATATCAAGGGTGCAAATGTCCTGTGGTGTGATACACCCGAGTTCTGCTTGTGGAAGGCAAGCACAAAGGGTCTAATCATACGCTCGCCTCTTGGTCTTTGAGCCATTGCGCCATCGCTTTGCGGTCTAAATACTTTACCCACATCCGAGCAGCTACTGCTCTACGTTGGGGCTTGAAGGGGTAGGTGCTACGGAGCTGCGCCATCGCTATCCTCATAAATTGGTCTCTCATTTCTCGTTGGTTTTGTATTCTTTATCAAAAGAATCTGCAATCTCACGGGTGGTCAAGTCTCCGTACTTGAAAGCGAAGTCAATCATCTGCTCTTTCTCCATTGCTTTGGCTTGTTCAAACCATTGTATTTGTTCGGATACCATTGTTGACGGGTCAAACAATTTACCCATCAAAAATTCTACTGCTGTCTGTTTCATTTCTCGTTGGTTTTAAAGATTTCTTTTAGTTGGTCGTATGTTGATTGTGAGGCTTCACCCCAATACATTTCGCACTTGCCGTTCTTGATTGGTACTCCAAAGAAAAACGATTGATACATTCCCGTTGAGGCGGTAAAGCGGTAGCAGGTTTCTTTGAGGGCGCAGCCCTCTCCTGTGCATTTGGTGATGTCGGTCATAACGTGCCTACAACTGTGTACGAATCCAAGTCCTCACCCAAGATGAAGAACTGCTTGTACATTTCAATAGCCTCTAAAGTCTTGCGTTCTCCCTCTGCCACGAACTCGGGGCTTACAGAGTAGATGCCTATGTCAAGGCTTGCCTTGTCAATAGCGATGAAGAAGAACTTATCAATCGGCACTCCGAATAGTCGGGTGTAGATAAATGCTTGTACATCGTAGCCGTACTTTTTGGCAGAGTAAGGGAATGCTCGTAGGTCGGTTGTTGTTTTCAAGTCAGCCAAGAATCCATCAGCATAGATGTCAGCCTTCGCCCTAAAGGGCAGGCCGCCAATCATACCAATTTTTGGTACTTCAAACTCGCAGCCTGTGATAAGCCCAAGCACGTTCTCATTGCGCAGGAGCGCATCAGAGATGCGTTGCGCCTCATTGTACTCCTTACGGGTGCATAAGTTACGCTTGCCCTTTGCGTCCTGCCACGCCTTTGCATTCTTGCTCTGCACCTCAATCACCTCGTAGTCCGCTACTTTGTGCGGCTCTAAAGTCATAAGGTGAACGAGTCTGCCTACCGCAAACGCATCGGAGTCCTCGCTGCCATACTTCGTGACGTAGTGATACGTCTTGGGTGATGTCAGCAGCAGCTTGCAAGCAGAGGAGGATAGAGCGTTCTTGCCCAACACTCCGTAGTAAAAGTCATCATCGTGCATCTTCTCAAGGACTGTCTCCATATCCCAAGTGCTTCCGTCAAGTAGTTCTATAATTTTCATTTTGTTTCTGTTTTGAATGTTGCTTCATACCATTGCTCAAAGGGAACACGAAGCAAGGCATCGTGGTAGGCAAAGCGCAAGTGTAGCTGCTCAATGGTCTCTATGTCTTTGAGGATTGATTCGGATATGTCTGCCGACTTCAGTTGTCGGAGTAGTTGGGAGATAGTTTCGTATTTCATTTGA